CTTCTTTATTCATTTATATTCCTTTCTTAATACTCTATTGTATAACATTGTTTACAGATATACAACAACCTTTATGTATTTATTTCCAGGATATTAAAGATAGTGGGGGGAGCTTGTTATAAATTCAATACCATATGGTTACAGAACACTTCACTTTTAAGATACTTTAGAATATAAGATATTCAGATAGTTAAATTAAGAATCAATAAAGGAATATTCAACTAAATAACCAATTAAACAAAGTGCATATATCAATATGGACATCCCCCTCTTGTTATTGTATGAGATCTTTATTTATGGGTAACAAAATGTATTAAATTCGTGTACTTAAGCATACTATATATAGTGTACTTTCAAGGACATACTACATATAGTATTATTGCTATCACAGTAATACTGGTTAGTATCATTTACCTGTTTTAAAGTGTTCTTACACTCTTTACATTTCTTCAATAAGATCCATTTTAATAGAAAAGAAAAAAGAAATATAAGAAAGAATAATGGTTGGTACTTCTCACCCTGTGTCATCCCTCCCAAACCGATAACAAATCTATTTATGACTTATTTTATATTATGAAGTAATAGGCTTTTACCCTAGTTATGATGGTCTAGCTAATCCACTTTATTGATGATCTGGTCAGATATTCTTTTCCTAAGAGCTAGAAAAATATCCTGGTTGTTGTTGTAATACTATCATAGATTTACTAATATACAAATTACGAAAGTAATGTGAATTACTAATAGTAAAAGGACAGTGTACAGGATTGACTTGGGGCAACTCAAGTCTTTCTTGTTTCTAAATGAAAAAATGACAGAAGATGTTGAAACAAAAGACTGTGGGGTTTGTTTGAATCCACACTGGGAGGATCAGCTTGATCAATCTGGTTTGTGTCCTACTTGCTCTGTTGATGTAATAGAATAAAAAATTTTTTTTACTTCCTACAAAGGTTCTTGTAAATCCTTGGGGGCTGTTCTTCCTTTGATTCTTGGATATGTTTTTGGTTTATGTGAATTACAGTATTTGAATTTGTTATACTTAGAAATAATTGTGGAGCAATCTTTTTGAACACAGGTTCTTCCACTACTATAAGAAGTAGAGGGTTTATGATTAGGATATTGATTTCCTTTGATATAATCGCTCATAAGTATTTAGTATAGAAGGAGAAAAGATGCCGAAGGGTAATTACTCATACAAAAAAGGTATGAAGAAAAACAAAAGTAATCGTAGAAAAAAAAGATAATGGCAAGACCGAGATGTTCGTTAAACGATGTTTTAGGGGAAACTTGTAGAAAACAAAGAAGGACAAGTTCTCCCTACTGTTCTCTGAAATGTAAAAATAGATTTCATTATGTTAAGAATAAAAAAAAGGATGAAGAACTAAAACCAAAAAGACCTCAAGATTCTACAGCTAGAGGTAAATACTATAATGACTTTGTTAAAGAGTATGGTGAAGCGTTAGTAGATAAACTATATACTCATCAACAAGTTGCTGACAAGATAGGTGTTTCAAGAAGTCTTGTTACAAAGATGTATATAGCGTACCTAGAAGATAAAGAAAACTTTGAAGCTCAAAAGACTTGGAAAACACCTTTAGCTGCAAAGAAGTCATTAAAAGATTTTAAAGATTTTAGAGATAGGTACTTTAGAACAGAAACAGGAGAGAAATACGAAACAGCTGACTTTCACGAAAACTGGATCAATCATATTGTTCAAGCTATAGAAGATGGTGGACAACAGATGATTCTCTCACCACCACGACACGGCAAGACTGACCTACTTACTCACTTCGCTGTATGGCAGATTTGTAAAAATCCTAATGTAAGGATTATGTGGGTTGGTGGTAATGAGGACATAGCCAAAAACGCAGTAGGTGCTGTATTAGATACTTTAGAAAATAATGAACAACTCACTGATGATTTTTGTGGTCCAGGAGAAAAGTTCCAACCTAAAGTTAGATCAGGAAAATCTTGGTCATCAGGACAGTTTACTGTAGGAACAAGAACTGTAACTGGTATTAAATCTCCAACAATGGTTGCTGTAGGTAAAGGTGGAAAGATTCTTTCAAGAGATTGTGATTTGATTATTGCTGATGACATTGAGGACCACGGAACAACTATTCAACCAAGTGCAAGAGAACAGACAAGACAGTGGTGGACTACAACTCTTTCATCAAGAAAAGAGGAACATACAGCTATTGTTGTTATTGGTTCAAGACAGCACCCTGAAGATATTTATAACTTTCTTTTAGACAACCCAGAGTTTGATACTTTAGTTGAAGAAGCTCATAGTTCTGAATGTATATTACCTGAACTAGAAGTAGAAGAACATAATGAATGTATGTTATGGCAAGGTAAGAGAAGTTATAAATGGTTACTCTCTCAAAAGAACAATGCTGATACCACAGGAGGTAGAGCAATATTTGAAATGGTGTATTTGAATAAAGCCTTTGTTGAAGGTATCACAATGTTTAACTCAGAAGATATAGATCAATGTAGAGATATGAATAGAAGGGTAGGACATATTCCTGCTAACACTCATTTGATTGCAGGACTTGATCCAGCTTCTACAGGTTTTCAGGCTTGTTTCTTGTGGGCAGTTGATTCTGATACTGGAATGATGTATCTAGTGGATATTGAAAATGAAGAAGGTGGTGGAATCTTACAAGCTAAGAAGTCAATAAAAAAATGGTATAAAAAGTACAACTTAGCTCACTGGGTTATTGAAGAAAACGGATTTCAAAAAGCTATTAGACAAGATACCGAAATAAAAGACTACTCATCACGAATGGGTATTCATTTAGAAGGTCATCAGACACAGAAAAACAAATTTGATCCTATTTATGGTGTTGGAAGTATGCAACAGCTGTTTGAGCAAAAACTAATAAGTTTGCCTTATGGCGATACAGAAAGCGAAACTAAGAGTAATATATATCGTAGACAACTAATTTATTTTTCATCTGCTGCTAACAGGGCAAGTAAGGCGAAAAGTTATAAATCTGATGTGGTAATGGCTAGTTGGTTTCCATTGAAGGTTATAAGAAGATTAGGCAAAGAGCGACTAGCTGAGGTAGGATTGGATTATAAACCAAGTTATGGAGAGTGGGATTTGAGTGAAATCAACGAAGCTCCCTGGAGTTAATTATGGATGCAAGTGAATTACAAGATAAAATAACGCAGTTACATTACGATAACCAAGATGCCTATGCAACAAGAGGTCGTATTCGTTCCATAATGAATGGTGGTCCTTCAGGAATCCTAGCTTTACTAGGCGACCAGATCAAAGGTTTTCAAGATTGGCAAGTACCAGTTCCTAACTTAATGTCCACAGGACTAGAACACTTAGCTCAAAAAATAGGTCGTATTCCAAATTTAAAGATTGATATTCCAAACGATAGAGATTCTGAAAGGTCCAAACAAAAAGCAGAGAAGATGTCAAGAATCATATCTGCTTATGATGAGAACCAAAGACTAGATATACAAATGCCACAAGTTGGTAGATGGCTACCTGGTTATGGTTTTGCTGTTTGGGTTATTAGAGAAAAGAAAGATGCTAATGGAGTTCCTTATCCTTGTGCAGAACTAAGAGATCCATACAACTGTTTCCCTGGTTATTTTGGTGCAGACCAACAACCAAAGGAAATGTCTATAGTTCGTAGAGTTCCAAAATATGCACTTGCTAAAGTCTATCCAAACTTTAAAAAACAAATTTATGACAAAGATATGGGTACTGGATTATCTATTGGTAGTGGTTCAGCTTCACCTTATACAGATTCTTATTCAGGTTCTTGGGCTAACTCAAACGGACAAGGTGATTTAATATCAGAATATTACTGTGAAGAAGGAACTTATATATTCCATATGTCATCAGGTACAGTATTTGATTTTATTCCTAATCCATTATCTAGTGGTCCTGCTTTCGTTGTAGCAAAGAAATTTTCTTTCGACCAGCTGCAAGGACAGTACGACCAGATTATAGGTTTAATGGCATCTATGGCAAAGATTAATGTTATGAGCATTATCGCTATGGAAGATGCAGTATTTACAGAGACAAACATAACTGGAGAATTAGAATCTGGACAATACAAAAAAGGTAGATTCGCAGTCAACTACTTCTCTCCAGGAAGTCAGATTTCAAAACCAGCATCTAATATGCCTTATCAATTATTTCAACAGATAGACAGAATAGAACGACAACTTCGTGTTGGTGCTTCTTATCCTGCTACTGATGACTCACAATCTCCAGTCAGCTTTGCTACTGGTAGAGGACTTGAAGAGTTAGGTGCATCTATGTCTCTAATGATTAGAGAGTATCACACCATTATGGCTGATGCTATAGAACAGATAGATGCTAAAAGACTTGAGTGGGATGAAGTAATGTATGGTGGTATGACTAAAGAACTTTCTGGTTATAGAGATAATAAATTCTTTTCAGAAACATACGAACCAGTTAAAGACATACAAAAATCTTATAAGACACGAAGAGTGTATGGAGCTATGGCTGGATATGATGAACCACAGAAGATAGTTACAGGGCTGCAACTACTTAGTTCTGGAGTTATTGACACACAAACATTACAAGAGAACCTAGATGGTTTAGATAA